GATCATTAATTTGATTTTGAAAATCAATGCCTTCTTTAGATTTGCTGCCAGCTGCTTTCAGAGAACGTTCCAGGTATTCCATTTGGATGCATTCCATTTCCTTTTGAAGTTGTTCTTCTGTTTGCAGAGTTTCATCGCCACCTTCCAGGTACATCTCTTTTAAGAAGGCTTGTTTTTGGGTATATAATTTTTTTTCTATTTCAAGTTGCTCTTTGAGTTTCTCTTGGCTTTTTTTTTCATCATCAGTAGTAGTATTTTTTGAGGTGGGTTTATTAGCTGTAACCACCACTTCCGCTAATTGATTACTTTGTGACTGTTGGTTACTTTTTTCTGAAGGTAGATAGGGAGAAAATTCATCTTGTATCTTTTTTATGTCTTTATATTCTTTCTTTATTGTTTTGGCATAATCTTCTATATCGCCTATTAAATTTGTGGAAAGGTGTCCGTTATCGTAATATACTCTACGTATAGTATTGTATAAAGATTTAGCAATAGATTCGGCTGTCTCTCCTTGCTCAATGAGTTTTTTTGTGGTTATATCTATACCTTGGCTAATCTTGTTAACCTGAGAAGCGGGAAGATCTGCCAACAAGATGTCCTTTACATCCTTCATCTGGTCTATTTTTTTATCCATATTATCTCTGGATATTTTTTCGGATCTTTCGTTCAGTATTTTTTTTGCAATGTTTTGTTCCATTGCCGTATTAATTTCATTATAGGCTTTCTTGATGTCTTTTAGAGATGAATTCTCATCTAACAGGTTTGTCAGATATTGACCATATTTAGAATTTATTTCTTCTATCAACTCCTTGCGTCGTTGAGTGCCGTCACCGGCTTTCCCGGCAGCATCCGTCAACTTGCGTAATTCGTCTCGTTCTTTATTAGATGCTTTAAGAAAAGAGTTGAGAGCATCTTCCGCTTCTGATGTTCGTGTAAAGAATTTGTAGAAAGCCATAGCTGCTGCGATTACAGCAGAAGCCACTAGTGCGATTAGATTACCTTTGGTTGCAGTATTGAAGGCTCTCATTGCAGTTGTGGCCATTTTAATGTTTCCGGATAATGCAAATTTAGCGGCAGACAGAGCTAGTGTAGAAGCTAAACGAATTTTACTCCAGGTTTCTGCTATTTTGTCCGTAGCAATGTTGAGTAGTTTGGCATTTCTAAGTTTTGTCTCATAAAATTCGGTTGCTTTTACTGCAAGATAATAAGTTGTAATGGCAGTAGTCAGGGTAATAATGGTACTTGAGTGTTTGACCATGAATCCGATCAGGTCAATAATCTTTCGGCTCCAGTTTACAGTGCCGTTTACCACGCTTATGATTGAAGGATTGAGCTTTTCCATTAGCTCCATTCCCATTTCATTCATTTTGTTTTTGGCTTGAGCGAGTTTGGCAGCCGCTGTATCGGATTTGGTGGCTGCTTGTTCCATTGCGACACTGGTACCGGTGACAGCCTTAGTATAGTATTTCACTTTTTCAGTTTCGTTGATCAGGACAGAGGCAACGTTATATCCTTCTTCACCAAACATTTTTTTGATTTGGGCTGCTGATAGTTGCTTTTTCTGCAAGTTATCCAGTGCGGTTTCCAAACCTACTATTTTGGGATTGGTCTCGTCAGCTCCGGTCTGTAAGGTCAAGAAGAATTTCTTTAAGCCGGTACCGGCAATTTCATCTTTGATACCCTTTTCTGCTAAAGTTTCGATAGTGCCTACTAACTGCTCGATAGGGATGTTGGCGGATGAAGCGGCGACACCTGACTTGGTGACTGCGGTAGTTACCGATTCAACGGCGGCAGCACCGTAT